GTACTATGGTACAATGCTCTTGAAGATTATCTTTGGGTCTATCATCCGTTTGTTGGAACTGGTCCAGACACGAATCCTGAGCCACCAAGCAGTGAGTTGGAAGGCTCTGTTCCTGGTATCACTGATCCATTCAAATTGGTGTATCCAGTTGTTGGCCCATTCTCTGATACTTTGGTGGTAAGATCGCCGAATCTTGGCAACCGCGACCGGCTTCAGATGAACCGTGTCAGTCGTGAGACGCGGGGTGGTGCATTGGTGGTTTATGCAGACCCAATCTGGCCTAAGATTCAAACATTGGCAATGACATTCTCTGGTTTGACGTGGGCACAAGCTAGTGGACTTCACACATTCATTGACAGCCATCTTGGTCTTGAGATTGGGATGTTGGATCACGAGCATCGGTTCTGGAAAGGTATCGTCACAAAGTTTGATGAACCGATTGTGCAGGATGGAAAGGGTTGCAAGTATACTGTGAGTTTTGAGTTTGAAGGCGAGTTGGCTACTTATAATCCAGGTCCGTAGGAGAATCTCATGTTTAGAATGAGAGCGCCATATCCAACGTTGCAAACGTTGACTGTGATGCCTAATCCTCAGTTCTCCGATCAGGAGGGGAACTTGAATACGGTATCGCGTTCTACGGCAATGGATGGTACGCGCTATACCTACGTGAAGCGAAGAACTCGTCACAAGATGCAGTGGACTTTTCGACTTTCCAGGAACAAGGCACTTGAAGTGCGGGCTTTTTTCATGTCTTACTTTGCCTCTCAGATTCAGATTACCGATCATAGAGATCGGGTTTGGCTTGGTCATTTCACGAGCAATCCATTTGAGTTTGAGAGTCAGAGTCGGGCGGCTCCAGCGATTACTCCGATGCCTCGTGGCGAGACGGTGAGCATCGACATTGAGTTTGAGGGGGAGGAACAGTAATGCGCCAGATTTCACCTGCCGGTTTGGCTAAGTTGGCTCAGAAACTCGGGAATGAACCCATTCTACTTTTAGAGGTGGATTGGGTGCAATCTGCTACTCCGAAGTGGTATGGTGATCGTGCGGTGAGTACAATTCCGGGTAGGATTCTGGAAATTGGCAACATGGATAATGTTGTCGGTATCTCATTGAACAACACGTCACAGGAGATCAATGTCACATTGGATGACACCGATGGCAGTATCAAGGCGATTCTCAATAGCGCTGATGTTCATAAGCGAACGGCACGTTTGTATCAATGGTTCGAGGGACTTGATCTTGCTGACAAGTTTTTGCTTTTTTCGGGTAAGATCAGTTCACCGATTACTTGGAGCGAACGGGAGCGCACAGTCAGTTTCTCGATTGTCTCGCAACTTGAAGACAAGGAAGTTGGTTTCAGCCCGGAGGAAGGGCAATTCACTTGGCTTCCAGCAGGCATGGTTGGAAGAGCATGGCCTTTGATTTTCGGTACGGTACTTGATTGTCCAGCCCTCCAGATCAATGAGGCTGTTACTGGCACCACGTTGGCTGGTGTAGGTGTTGTCTCTGGCCTTTCTCTTATGAATGGGATGCCGTTGTTTAGTAATGGGGGTTCGTCAGACTCCAGTATTGGTGTCTCACTTGCACAAATTGCGGCGCAGATCAGTACGTTGTGGTGTGCGTATGATGCTTACGGCGGCTGGAGTAGCGGAAAGGCTCAGGAGTATCTCGACCAGATCAACGAATTGGAACACCAACGGTTTGAGATTGTATACAATGCGTTACGTTCCAAGGCTTGTGCTGCGGAGCAACGTGCCAAGCGAATAGCAGATGCTACAACCAAGGGACTCGGTGCGAATCCATTGCCAATTCTTGGAGGTGAAGATTTTCCTCAAGGTACAACATTGACTATTGAGATCAATGGAGCTTATTTTGTAGGTTACTTTGTCGGACAGAACTTTCATATTCAGAGTCGGTCTTGGTCGGAAGGTGATGAGGAAGCTGCGAATCAGAAAGAGGATCGTGATGAGGGATGTTCGGCACCTCCACTGCCTCAAGTGACAAAGTACGATTACCGGATTGATGTTCCATGTGGCTATGGAAATCAATATCTTACTGATAACTGTCTTTGTCGGTATCATGGTTTCATCACCTCGACAGATCAAGGGCGGTCATCTCGTATTTCCGATGATGCGATTCCACAGCAGTTTTGGGCTGAACCAGGAGCACAAGTTCGTATTCACAGTGACGAGCCGATTACGTACATAGTCGCGCATCTCTACGGTCAAAATCCGGGGACTGTGTTGGCCGTCAAAGCATACAAAGAGTTTACTGGAGAGCGGCGACTTGTGGATGTTCCGTCAAGCTATTACACGATACAGAATGTCACGTATGGCACTGTCCGTGTCGTTCAGATTGTCACACCTAAGCCTTTGAGTTCATACAAGGATCAAGGCTATACTGACGATCTCTATGTGACATTTCGGTCAAATGTCGGGCCTCATGTCATTGATATTCTGATTTACTTGATTGAACATCATACTGACTTGACTTATGATGTGGAGTCATTCACAACAATACGGTCGAAGTTGACGCCATTCCCTGTCAACTTTCCGATTCTGGATCGGAAGAATGCAGTTCAGGTACTCCAGGACATCGCATTCCAAGCCCGTTGTGCATTGTGGTTGAGCAATGGGAAGTTTTACATCAAGTACCTCCCCGAGGAACCGGATTCTGTGGATACAATCACAGAGAGTGATGTTGATGCAGAGGCGGGTATCAAGACTGAGTTGACATCCACAGAAGACATTGTGACGAAAATGAAGATCAAGTGGCGAATGAGTTGGTCGCCTGGCATCACTGATCGTGAGAAAGATAAGAGCGAGAAGACCATTATTCTTCGGCATAATGTCAACCGTTACGGTGTTCAAGAGGAGGAGTATGACTTCTACATCTACAATCAGCCGGACTCGATTTACAAAGCGGCGACGTTTTGGTTGATTCGGAAGTCACATACGTGGAAGCGTATCTCATTCAGTACGTTTCTGCACAAGTTGCATCTGGAGACTCTTGATTGTGTAACACTTGACTTCGATCAAGGATACGTGGCTACAGGGCCGATCAAAGCGATTGTTGAAGAAGCCTCATATAATTCGGATACCAACCGCATTGACATCAAGTGTCTTGTACCGGTCAAGTCAGGACAGATGACGAAGTATACCTGGTTCTGGCCGGCTGGTTTGTCATTTCACCTCACCTGGCCGCCACCGGATGAGATTACTAATGGTGATGCTGGTGGCGATGGCGAAGGAATGGGGGCCGGTGGTGACTTGCCTATTGGCTACTTTGAGGAGTGGGGCGATGACATTGTGATTGTTGGTGGCCCCAATGTTGTCTTTAGGCCGCGAAGCGATTGGGGCGACAGGCATCCGACTGATGTTGGTTTCTCGGCTCAGTCTATTGGTGTACTTCCGAATTATGCGGAGGTAACAAGTGGCCCGAAACCACGTTTGAATCTTCGTACTGTCTTGGCAGAACCCACATTTCCAAGTGGCCCGCCAGACTTGCCGACGGGTTTCTTCATTGATATTGCCAAGACAAAGGTTGTTGACTCTACGGATGGGCCACCTGAGCGTTCGGCGCTTTTGAAGGATGTATTCAAAGGCATCAATTCAGACGGCAACTTGATGATTGATGCCAGTGCGCTTGTCGCAGATGATGCTGATATGCCAGACGGCGCGCCATTTGATTTCAAGTATTCTTCAGAATACGAAGTGTTCGCTGCTGGCACAGCGTTCTTGAAGGAAGACGAATAAGGATACACATGTGTGTGTGTTGGTTACGTAACCCTTTTTAATTGGAGGTAACTCTGATGGCTGCAAAGAAGAAGTGGATCGCTGATGCGATTCAACATCCGGGCGCTTTAACGCGCAAGGCGAAGGCCGCTGGCATGTCGGTCTCGGCATACATTGCCAATCCGCCCACGGGGATTTCACTTCAGACGCAACGCCAGATCAATTTGGCGAAGACCCTGAAGAAACTTCCTCGACATCATGGTCCGAGGAAGGCGAAGTAGGCCAAAAGAATAATGCCCAGGGCACAGCCCTGGGCATTGTTATTTGCGAGGTGAGCTATGGAAACAGCTTTTGCTTGGCTGGGTCAGATTTTCGAGGCGATCTTAAAGTTCGTTCCTCGGGTACTGATAATCCGAGCGACACATGCTGGTGTGAAGTGGCAACATGGCCGTGAAGTGAGACCTTTGATGCCAGGATTGCATGTCTACTGGCCTCTTGTCACGGAGATTGAGGTCATTGTTACGGCACGGCAGACACTTAACCTACCGACTCAAGTGTTGACTACCAGAGACAACAAGAAGGTTGTTGTGGGGACTGTTGTGGTGTACAGGATTCGTGATGTGGTGCAGGCGATTGGGAAGATCAATTGGGACGTGGATACCACGATCAATGACATCACACAGGCTGCTGTTGTTAGTGTGATAGCACAACACACGCTTCAAGAACTGCTCGACATGATACCATCTGACAAGTTGAATGACTTGTTGACGGTTGCTACACGAAGGGAATTACGGCAGTACGGAGTGTATGTCACGCGCTGCAAGTTGACTGACTTTGCAGACTGCAAAGTGTTCAAACTTGTGACAAATGATAGCGGTCAGAGAAGCACGTTATCATCCATTGCTCAGAATACGACTTAGCGCTCAGCGCGTTCTTTGCAATTGGCGCAACGTGTTGTCGTGAGAATCTCATGGGCTTTGAGGCCCGAGAGTGGCGTTAGGCAGGTAGCAACGATCTTCACATCTCCTGCATCACCACGCCAGACACGTAGACAACGCCAGATACAGGAAGACCATACGGGGCGGAGAAGCCTGAGATTGGAGGCGTCACGTTGATAGCCTTCAATCTCAGGTGGCTCCGCTTCATCTTGTTTGTATTCGATAGTACCGTCATCGTGAACGATTGGCCGGCTCCATTTGGTGACGACGGCTGGATCATCTGGCCCGATGCCATGTCTTACCCAAGCAAAGAAGGTGCGTAGAGGCCCTCCGGTGTAAACGATATTGGCAATCCCGTGTGGATTGGCAAGGTCAACACCGGGGCACCCTTCGCAGGGGTTCATTGCTGGTGACGCTTCGTGAGTGGACATTGTTGGCATTGCTCGAAGGTCACACGTCGCATGAAATGTGCTTTGGGCTCGTTGCAACGTGATATGAGGCCGATGCAACCACAGGCCGGAAAACGGACGGCTGTGTGTAGGCGGGCCTCACAGGGGTTCCAGAGAGGCCGTAGACGCCAAGGATCATTGGCGTCGATCTCAAAGCCGTCAATAGGCCGTGGCGGTTCCCATTCGCCCTCTTCCCGGCTATAGATGAGTACCCCATCTGGTTCAAAGTGGAATTGACGATCACGCCCCGGTACAAAGGGCGGGAGTGTATCCATAATTTGGGTGGGGAGATCAAGACTCATAGGTCAAGAGCCGTTTGTAGAGTTCGGCAGTCGCTTGGCAGTCTGCAAGAGCATCATGTGCTTTCTCGTAGATAATCCCAAGTTGCTGGCAGAGTTGGATCAGGCTGAGTTTAGGAAATGGTATCTCGTGGCCGAGAAAGAAAGCTCTGTCATTGATGGCAGCCGCGAGTAACATGGAATCGCGGCCATGACTGTGGAACATCTGGTCCATGAGATCAGGACCGAGCCATGCTTTGAGAAAAGCCGATTCAAATGCCCAGTTATGTGCCAAAGGCACGATAGACCTGTTCTGCGGTAAATCGAGGCGCTCGAACCATTCACAAAACAAGTCTATGACGCGCTCTTGTGTAGGTGCATGAAGAAGCAATGTGTCGATGTCGAGTCCATTTACGAGGAAAGCCCCACGCTCAGCCCGTTCTGGATGTTCCGGTCGAATGTTCATGTAGAACAATGGGATGTCAGAATGTACCTGGAGATCGTGATTCAAAGGCTGAATGGCAATTTGAATGATCTCATGGTAGCCTGGACGGCGACCTGATGTTTCAAAATCAATGGCTGCTAACACATTGCCAACAAGATGCGTCATTCCAGGGTAGATTTTGCTCATGTTGTAACCTACTGTGTCATTGCCTATGACTTGGCTTTGCGCTGTTCAACAAGTTCTCGAATTGCTGGATTCCGATTCAGGAAGTCTTCCTCATCGAAGCATTTGATGAAATCTTCCCATGCTGAATCGAATCCCGTGAGACTTGTGGGTGGACGATCATCGCCTTCTTTGTAGCCTCGTACATAGTGTCGGAGCATGAGAAGATTGCAGATGGCATAGTCCAAGTGATGTTCGCCGGTTTCTTGATCGCATTCTTCTCCGAAGTACCACCATTTGAGAAGATGACGGAGCAAACAGTCCATTGGTATGGACCATTTCATTCCTTTGGCCCAATTCCACTCGGCGTATTTCAGTTTACCTGCCATGAAGACGCGGGCGGCTCCGGCAAAGAGATGCAGTGGCACAAGGGACAGACAAACCTTGCCTCGATTAGCTCGGGCTCCTGATCCTTTGGCGGTGCTGTCAACATCGCCTTCAGCATAGTAACTCTTGGCTTTAGTTTGCGGTCGTTTCTTAGGTTGTTTCTTGGACTGTTTTGCCATTCTGAATCTCCGCTGGATCAAGTAAGACCATGTTGTCAAGATACCGCTGTGCGTTTGATCTGGAGCGCTCCCATTTGAGTTTGCCTGCTACACGTTGAGTGTTCCATTGGTCACGCACATCGGGTGGAAGCCATTTTATGAAGGTATCATAGAAGACTGCGAAGTTGACTCGTTCGCCTTCTACACGCCGGCAGTGGGTCGCCACAAAGTCATCTAAGTGTGACCGATTCAATTCAATGGCTTCCAATTTGCTTTCGGTTTCAATAACAGGGATACGGAGTCGCCCGGCTGGTGGCGGAATTGAGACATTTAATAGAGTAGCCAGAAAGTGTGGGGCCTCGGCCCGTAGAAAGTCTTTCATGGCTTCTTTCTCGACTTCTTGCTCTGGTAATAAGTCGGGAACATTGATTGCAGTGATACGAGTGTCGCCACCGAAGATCGGACAGAACTCGCGGTAGTTGGCGACTTGGACCCAGTGTGTTGTGTTAGGTTGAAGGTAGGCGTCCATTCGCATTCGCCGGAGTAACATATACTCTGCCATTGTCCAGTCTTTGATTCTCGGCAATGCTACCTTGTGATGCGACAAGTCAATCTCTTCAACGTAACAGAGTACGGCTCCGGCTAACTCACCATTGAAGTCGCCTGTTGTTGTTAGCGCTTTGCCAGCATTGACAACTCCCTTGGTCATCAGGAGAGCAATTGACTCGTAGAATATGGACTTTCCGCAGTTTTCATTACCATGTAGGAAGAGAAATGGCAAACGTTTGAATGGCTCTCGAAAGAGGGTTGCTATCCAAAGTAACAAGTAGTGTGCGCCTGTTGTGATTCCATGACGTTGTGCCCAGGCGTTTGTTTGAAGCACCGGTGTTAGTTCCATTCCAACATGGTCAAGGA